TGGATGGTTTCTTTTTTATAATTATAAAACTAAGGGAACATATAATTTACAAGAGATAGAAGTTAACCCAGAATTACAAGAATTATTAAAATTATATATAAGGCTCCATCCACTAAAGAAGCAAAAGAAGTATCCATTATTAGTAGACTATGAAGGGCAACCATTACTGCAAGTCAATGATATTACAAGAATACTAAATAGGATCTTCAAAAAGAAGATAGGGGTATCAATGCTTCGTAATATCTATTTGACCGATAAATTCAAAGAACCTATGCAAGAGTTAAAAGATACTGCAAAGGCAATGGGGACAAGTTCAAACACTATTCAAAATAACTATGTAAAAGTCGATGATGCAATGCCTCCTCGGTATTTACTCGATAATTTATAGGGTGTAAATATCTAAGTTAGATATTAATATAGATATTTTATAGATATCTTCTTTTTTTTATCTCATTTTTATCTAAATTATATATTAAAGAGATACTTTACAGTAAATATTTTAAAATATTTACATCCTAATATCTATATAATATCTAAATAATATCTATTTCATATATTTCTATGTAAAATATCTATAAAATATCTAAAAAATATCTAATTTAGATATTTGAAAATCATATTAAACATTGAATCATGATATATAGAACAAAAAAAAAATATATAATTAATATCAATTATAATTTTTGCCATTTAAACATTATTATTTTCAGCTCTTGGACTTGATGGCTCTCTTACTTGTTCATCTATTTTTTCTTCACCTTCGACATCCCTAATGATCTTTATACAACATACATTAACTTCACGACATTTACTTTTATAACATAATTTAGCAATTGATAATATCAAACCTATTGTCGTTGTGATCAATAGAGTATAAAATATTTCACTTAATTCTTGCATTATATTATAAATTATATTTTTTTTTGATTTAATTCATGGCAATAATAGAATAATAAACAGTTGCCGAAAAACCAGTACTACTAGTATTATATGCTTGTAAATCTAAAGTTGTACCTGTATCAGTATTGCCTGTAAAGGTAAGAGACAGGATAAGAAAAGCAGCGGTGGGTTCAGATATTGATGGATTTATACCAGTTATAACATAAGCAGAAGCAGAAGAACCTATAAAATTAGGAATAGTAATAGATGTAGCCACCGCAGAATTAGCAGACCAAGTAGCAGTAAAATTATCATTATATGCTACAATACCTCCTGCAAATGTTGTTGCCGTTATTGTTCCACTCGCAGTAATTGTTCCAGTGGCCGTAATACCTGCACACCTTATATTTCCTGCAGGGGCTCCTCCTGAAATATTTCCAACTTGAACTGTATTAGATGTTGAACATTCTAACACCGCATTTATTCCTCCATTTGTACCAAGAACTACATAATCAGTAGCGGTAATAGTTGATGCGGTAATGTCTGAAGTTCCATCGAATAGTCCGTTTAACTCATTGATTAGTGGAGGATTAAGAATTGTTCTTGCACTCATTTTGAAATTTGATTTTGATTGAAAATTTATTTATTGTATATAGTAAAAAAAATAATTTTTTAAATTAATATTAATTAGCACCAAACATTTTATTCTGATCAACTCTATCTAAGATGTCTATCATATGTTCATCTAATGGATTAAATCCTTTTGAACCTATTAATAAATCATGACCTCTTCTTGTACCATGTAAACCAACACTCACTAAATCACCTGATGATCTTATATTATATTCATTCTTAAGCGGTTTTTCTCCTTTATATGCTGGATTCAAAGTTATAATCTCTTTTGTATTCTGCCCAAGTTCTCTAGCCAGAATGGCACCCTGTGAGTGGCCAAGAGTTGTAATATTTTTTGCACCATATTTTTTTTCCGCTTTTCTTTGCATTTGTAAACCTGTTTTATATCTATTAGTATATTTATACATACCCAAAGCATACATTGCATTATTAGTCCAGTCCATCGCTTCTTTTGTGCCTCTATGAACTACAACTGATTGACCAGTACGAGGATTAAAATAAACGACTCCATATTGTCCGCTTAATTGTTTATCTAAAATAAAATCATCAATTCTTTCTGGTGCATCTTTATAACTTGCTTTTAACATTTTTTTTATATGATTTATTGATAATGCACCACCTACTAATAACCCATTACCTGAAAATTCTGAACCTTCTTCTTCTGCAAATCCTCTTGACAACTGCAATAAAAATTCATCAATATCCATATCAATATTTTCTTCTTCTGCTTGTAGTTCTTCGGCAATTTCTGTTTTAACTTTTTGTTCTTGTAATGGTGATAATTTTATTGGTACTGCATTTTCAATTTCTTCATATATATCCGCAACTACTTTCTTCTGTGCCTTCGATAGTTTCTGGAGGGGTTCTCGCCCCACTTCCTAATCCCAACCAGGAGCAACCCCAACCTGTCCAGTAAATGCATCAACAACTGCGGATGGTTGTGGTGAAGGACTTACAAAACTAACTCCAGCAACTCCAGATTTATTTGCTCTGCTTATTGCCTCTTGATGCTGTATCCATGCTTCATCTTCTGCATCTTGTCGTGCTTGTTCTGATAAAAATTCCTGTTGTTGTTGAAGTCTTCGTAGTTTTCTTGCACGAACTAAGTTTTCGAGTGCAGTTAGTCCCTTTAATTTTAGTTCTCTATCCCTTACAGATTGGGCAGTTTTAAGTTTAGTTTGATATGGCCCTCTTTTAGCACCTGCTTGAACACCTCTTTTTCTGCGGTCTTGTAGAACTTCTACTTTAATATTGTCAACTTCTGCTTCACTTGGCAATTGTCCTGTTTGGTTAATTATTTCTTGAACAATTTCTTGAACTTCTTCTTGAGCTGTTGGAACTTCTGGTTCAGCCATTGATTCAAATCTTTCTAATGATTTTACAATTTCTCTTTCTTGTCTTACTCTTTCTCTAGCTCTTGCCAATTTTACTGGATCAGATTTTTTTAGATAATCTTTCAATGATGTACTTTTTGATAGATTCTTTGGAGGATTCCGCCCCACTTCCTATCTGGAACTTGACAGGATGGCCTTTCCAATAGAACCAGTTCGAGAAACCCAACGGCCAGTAGAAGCATTAAATACTTTACCAGCATGTGAAGCAGTAGAACGAGAACTTCCCATAGAACGAGAACGAGACATAGAGGCAGTCTTTCTTCTTGGTGCTGGCATATCATAAATCTCGTGGTATTTCTTGGTCATCCAAGCAGGGCTTTTCTTGATTTTAGCATTCCATCCATAATCTTCAGCAAGTCTTTTTGCAAATTGTGGATGTCCAGCTTTTCTTTCTAAACCGATAGCACTTTTTTCGGCAGCCATAAAACGGCGAAGATGTGTCATGGCAGGGGTTGACTTCTTCTTTCTTCTTCTTGCACCACCAAGCAAAAGACCACCTAAAGATTCTGGCTCTTCTTCGTAGTCATACTCGTCATCCTCATAGTCTGCACCACCATACATACCAAAACCAGTTAAGCCTCCGTACATTTTTATTAAGTTTAATTTGATTGAAAAAATTTAATTGTGTTATATAGTAAAAAAAATAAATTTTTAAATTAATATTATTTATTTGATACATTTTATAAATTATTTTTAATTATTTTGGATGAAACCTTTTTTTAAAAGGGTTCTAATACATTCCACGAATTGCACCTCGAATTTCTCGTCTTGGATACATTCCGGCACCTTCAATAGTACCAACTGCTTTTTTAGTTAATGCTCCAATAATTGGCTTACTAACAGGGGAGATATAATTTAGAACTCCTCGCATATCATGCTTAAAATCAGACCAACTATATTTTCCTCCAGAATAACCTTTTCCTTTTGCATTTCTCTTCAATGTTTCCTCTGCAAGATATGGCATTTCATTTGCCATAGCAACCATCTCAGGAGTAATGCCTCCAGTGTGTACATCAATGTTGCCATTTCCTGAAGTCGTGATCCAACCATCAGTTAATGATACAACTCGAATAGTGCAGTTGGTAAAATTAATACCAGTATTATTATATACAGTAAGATTTGCACTAAAATTACTCGATTCAACTTCTCCAACAGTACTTGTTGCTGGAAGATTAAGATCTTGAGCAACTGATAAAATAAGTGGTGCACCGCCAAGAGTTGTCTTAATACCTGTTGAGTCAACAACTGAAGCACCAGAGAAACGAGACCAATCGGCAATACCTCCATTCTTTTTGTATAGTTGCCAAAGTTGAAATTGAGTAGCTTGACCAAGTACAGATTGTCTCATACCAATATTAATATTAATGTTAGTAATAGGAAAGAAGAAATCAGGAAGAGATGGAGAAATACTCGTTAGTGATTCAACAGATGGGATTACATAAATTAAGAACATATCAGGAATAATTGATAGTTGTTGAGTATTAGTTGATACTGAAACACTTGCACCAGCTGGTAAGTTGGCAATTGTGGTATCGGTTGATTGGATGTATGAGTAGTTGTAAGAAGTAGGCATTGTGCGGTTAGTAATAGAGTTTTCAAATGGTGCTACAAATTGACACAAGATAGCTTGACTGTTAAATACTGCACTTACTCCAGATACAGTTGCACCTGATGGGATAGAATAAGAAAGCATTCTTTGTAGATAGTTAAATGACATGGTAATGTTGACATTGTTTAAGTTAAAGATTGCTTTTTGTGGATCAACCGTGGCATTATAAAGGAAAGGAGAAGCGATTAAATCTTCTACAATGTTTGCGGTGAAAGTAAGAGAAGTTCCAGCACTATTTACAACAAAGTTTGATAGTTGCTTAGTTCTTACAGTGTTAATAGAACTAGATTGATTTTCATCGAGAGTATTAGCAAATGGAGAACTGACAGTTCCAACTAATGGCTCATATGCTGTAGTAAAGTCTGGGGCACTTGCTGTTCCTGATTGATTTTGTCTTTGGGCGAGTGAGTCGTTGTTGTAGTGAAGAAATGCACTTGTAAAAAGATTTGGTGTAATCTGAACTCCATTTGTTCCAAGTTGGATATTCAAGTTTGTCAATGTCTGGTTGATCGGAAAAGCACGAAGACTGATACATTGTTGTTCAAGAAATAGATTCAAAGCAGTACCAGTAATGGTAAATGAAATCTCAGCCTGAAAAGCAAGACTACGAGATAAGCCAAAGCCTGGACTGATAGGGATTACGATATTAGGGTTGTTGCTTGGGGTGGCTGGAACCGCTGAATAGTACTGCACAGATGGGACAGACGAAAATACGACTAAAGTTGGCTCCGAAATATCAACTCTTCCATCGACGGCTTTTGCAAGTTTCATCATTTCTTTTTGGTCAGCTTTTTTTTAAAAAGTGTTATTTTTAGTTGTGAAAAATTATTATTGTGTTATATAGTAAAAAAAATAAATTTTTAAATTAATATTAATTATTAGCGATTTTCACTTTTATTTACTTGCAAAATTTCCCCCCTCAATTATTGATTTATGAATAAAGGTTAATTTTAATGAACTATTACGAAGCCCCCATGTTTGCAATGGTATTGATGTGCCTTGTAGATTTTGCCAATATACACCAATTCCAAAACTTGTAAGTGGTGCAGAACCTCCCATTTTAATTGGCGATGAATATAAATCACTTGTTGCACTATATGATATTGGTTGTTGAAAACTACTTGCTCCACCTTGAGAATAATTAACTAAGAAATCCATTAATATTGGTGTTGACTGATTATTAAATGCTTCACCAACTAAATTTAATGGCAAATCTGATAATGTAGGAAATGCAAGAGGAATTGTTGATATAACTTGAATTTTAGATAATGCAACAAAACACCAAGGAGCCGAAATATCCTGTGTCATAGTCATCGTTGTTGTTGATGGGTCAGATGGTGCAAAAGATGGAGGGTCATTTTGTGGTGTATAATTTATACCATTATTTCTAATTATTAGTAGTACATCTTCGCCATTCGGACTCGTTGCTGAATTAGATAAAATATTAATTGCCCATCCTAATAAATATGGTCTATAACTATTATTAAAATAAATATTTACTACATCATCCCCTGTTGATTGATCATAAAGACTCATTGGAAAACAACTCATAGAAAATATTTGAGTTTGATTATTCCATATCATAAATGGTGGATTTGATGGAAGTACTCCACCACTTGCAGTATTTAATGCACTATATGCTGTAGCGATTGCTGTATTTACCATTTGAGAAATTGTATCAAATGAAAATACATTACCCCATCCATTAGTTGGTTGAGAAGATACAGAACCAGTTGGTGGAGATACTGTATCATCATCATTTATAACTCTCAAGTATACTTGCCCAGAATTAAAATCTTTATAAGTTAAATATACAGAATAAATGGTATTATATCCGTCATTATATGGTGATGTTGTATTTAGTTGTGGTTGCCATAATGGGATACGATTTGTGGCAACGATTAGGCGAGTAATTGAAACATAATAATCCTGAGGATTTTGAAGAATAACACCTGCTCTGTTTACTTGTGAAGAGACAATAGATAATCCATCTGTGAGTGTTGAAAGATTAACTTCAAGAGAAAAAACCGAAGGGCTTGACATTATACACTTTTTACCGCTCTACGATACTTCGTCTCTACGAGCTTCAAAAAGCTGACCAAAAATTTATTTATTTTAAATATTATTATATATTTATATATATATATTATATTTTAAATAAAATATTTACAAGCAAATTTTTGGGTCAGCCTTTTGGAGTCTGTAGAGAATCGAAGATTATCGAAAGACGGTAAAAGGTGTAATGTTGCACTTAACCCCATTGAATAAACGACAGAGAGGATTAAGACCAATTGCAGTTGTTCAAGATCCAAAAGAGATGCCAATTGGTATGTTAAAAGTTGGAGAAGAAGGAGACGGCGAAAAGTTAGTAGAATTGCCAAATGAATTACACTTTACAGTATGTCCTGAAACACGAGAAAATTTAGTTGATAATATATTTATAACTGGTGGGGCAGGAAGTGGAAAATCTACATGGTGTGGTTCTTATTGTAAAGTTTTTATTGAAATGTTTCATCCAGAACCACAATATATAACTATTATTTCATCTGATGATATTGAAGATCCAGCATATGATTTCCCACATAGACACCTTAAAGTTGATGATGAGTTTGCAAGAGACCCACCAACATTAGAAGATTTTACAAATCCTAATGGTAGAAGTATTGTTATTTTTGATGACATTGAAGGCATCACAGAAAAAAAGAAAGAAAAAGCAATTCAATCTGTAATTGAACAAGTTTTAACTATGGGAAGAAAGCGAGGTATTAATTGCTTATTTATTAGTCATAGAAGTGCAAACGGCAAACAGACTAAAATGATTTTGACAGAATTAAATGCTGTTGTTTGGTTTCCAAAAATTAGTAGTTCAAGAAATTTAACTTATATGTTGCATCATCATTTGGGAATGCCAGAAGGTATGCGAAATGCTTTGAAGGCTGACGGCTGGGGTCGTTGGGTATGTTTAAAAACAAGTGCCCCTCAAGTATTAATATCTGAAAAACGAGCTTGTATATATGATCATGACGAAGTAGAAAGTGCAATTAAAAAACGAACTGTGATTGACAAAAAAAGAACACAACAACAAGCAAAAGAATATCTTGCTAACGAGTTTTAAAAAATTATAGAATCTAATTTTCCATCTTCAACAAGTTTTGTTGCTATTTCAACATATTCATCTTTAGTCATTGCACTTTCAAACCATCTTGTTCTATAACAAAATATTTTTTTTTCCATATTATTATAAGAATATTGTTCCCATTTATTAAATAACGGATTATAACCTCTTATAGTTGAATAAAAATTTCTTGGTTTCAATATTTCTTTTTCATAAATTTGTCTTTTATTAGATAATATTGTATTAATATTTACAGTTCCAATAAAATCATATATTAAATTGATTATTTCGTTAGGCAAATCTTTGATTTTCATTTTTGAGCCTATATATTATAAATTATATTATTTTTTAAATAAATTATTTAAATATTTTATATTATCTTCTAAATTATCATAGCGACCCCAAAGGAGGCCTAAGGAGAATAAAGCAGGTGAGGGTGTAAGGGAATCAATTAATCTTTTTTCTCTTACATTGCCAAGATGTCTTGCAATATATGCCAATCTTTTTTGTTTATCGTGATGGTCAATATATGTTGATCCAGTATCCAAACCGAAATCATAATGTTTCCCATCATCCATATAAACCCTAAATCTTTTATTTTTTTTTGGTGAATCTGTAAGATTAATAATTTTCATTTTTTAAATATATAATTATATAAATATATAATGAAAAAAATAATAATTGGATATTTTACAGGCCTAACTTTAGCTAACATTTATTATATTATAGATGACCATAAAAAATTAAATGAATATAAGCTTGACAGATACCCAAATAAGCAACTTATTGAACAACGAAGTTCCAGTGATGCCCTATTCAGAGTTGATAAAAAAGGGAGTAATGAATGTATTGCGATCAAGTCCAAGTAAAGCAGTTGTATTTTTAGTTAGACAACAGCCAACATATGGTCATTGGTGTTTATGTTTTCTAAAAGATAAAGGAAGAAGTGAACAAGGTATACATGTTTATGATTCATACGGAAATAAACCAGATAGCAAAGCTTGGAAACAAGCACTAACGAAAAAAACATTAAAGCAATTACATCAAGAAAATCCATATTTATTGAGTCAACTTTATGACACAGGAAAACCAATATATTTTAATGAGTATCAACACCAAGCACACAATCCAAATGTTGCGACTTGCGGACGACATGTAGTTTGTAGAGCTTCTTTTTTAGATCTAGATACTGATGAATACAACGATTTAATAACTTCAAAGGGAATGAGTCCAGATCAAGTTGTAGTGAAAGCGACTAAGCCTTTTTTATAAAAGGCTTTACCCAAAAACAAGAGCGACCGTATGCAATCGAAATATATTTAATTTAAAATATTATTTTTTTTACTATATAATATAATAAAAATCTTTTCAAAAAGCTTCACCAAAAAATAATGAGTGCGAGAACTCTTTTACAAAACGGAGTTTACAGACTTGATACATCAGGAACTACAGGACTTGCAACAAATCAAGTTCAACTACAAGATGGAGGAATCATTTTTGCCGATGGTACGACACAAGAGACCGCTTCACTTGCAGGATCAACAGGAGCAACTGGCCCTCAAGGTGTGCAAGGTATACAAGGTGCCACAGGGGCTACAGGAGCAAGAGGCCAAGATGGCACAGCTTCTTTTACTGGTGCAACAGGTGCGACAGGATCAACAGGGGCGACTGGTGCAACTGGGGCTACAGGAGAAAAGGGCGATATGGGAAACACTGGAGCGACTGGTTCACAGGGAGCAACTGGATTCACAGGAGATACTGGAGCGACTGGTGCAACTGGGGCTAATGGCTTAGATGGTGCAACTGGTGCAACTGGTGCTAATGGATTAGATGGTGCAACTGGTGCGACTGGAGCGACTGGGTCTAATGGATTAGATGGTGCAACTGGTGCAACTGGTGCAACTGGTGCAACTGGAGCTAATGGATTAGATGGTGCAACTGGTGCAACTGGTGCAACTGGTGCAACTGGTGCAACTGGTTCATTCTCTGGAACTTTAAGCCAAAATTTAGATGCTTCAGGATATGAAATCAATAATGTAGGTATTTTAAATGTGGATACTGTTATTAGGAATGATACACAGGGTACAGTTCTTGATATGCAAAATAATACATTAGTGCTAACAAATCCGAATGTTTATTTATCAACTTATGCATCAGGATATATTCAATTTGAGGATGTTGCTAATAATCTTTCAAGTGGTGTAGCTGGTAATAGAACATTTAGTGCTAATACATCTACTAATACCGTAAGCAATTTATATGCTGGTTTATTACAAATTTCAGATACAACAGATATAACTAATTTATCACAAACACAATTAGAAATCAAAAAAAGAGATAATAGCGATATTGCTATATTATCGTCCACAGATTTGACATTTAACGGTGTAAGTTATAATAGCGATGTCTCAACATTACAAATATTACAAACTAATACAATATTACAGAATTTCTCATTAGGAATATTTGCCGATGGAAGACCAGCAACTGCTCCAACTTCTACAATTATAAATACATATGCATTCAGTCCTGCTTGGTATTTTAAAAATACGGTTGCTGGATATAAAATTAATTGGTATATGCCTCCTAATGTTGCAATGACTGTTGCCGATGTTTTGGGATTGTATATGTATATATTTAATGGCTTGACTACAAGTAATGATAATTCACCATTTATAGTTATTTATACTAAGCCACAATCTGGCGACCCTCTATGGTATAGGTCAAAACGAGTATATATTTTCGATCAAGCAATAAGTCCAGTTCCAAATACAAGATATTGCATGTTTACTAATTTATCATTAACTTGTCCAACTCCTGCATACTATGGACAAACACTAATTAATATGGGGCTTTCTCCAGTTGGTGGATCTAATGTTGGTCCGTTTGAACCCACAGAAGAGATATTAGGATTTGCCCTATCTTCCAATAGTGCAAGTGCTGTAAATACAGTTGAGTTTTGTATTAGTAAATTTGGAATTATGACAGAAAGTGGAACCCAAGAATTTGCATTCATCCCACTTTAAGCCTCCACCTCCACCCTATAATTAGTATATGTTAATATTTTCCAATTCTAAGCCATTCTACAATAGGAGGTGGAGGGTTGGAGGATGTTGACCCCTTTTTTTTGAAAACTTCATATATATTTCTTATTTTTTTTCAACTTTTATAAATTATATTTTTTTTTCACAATTTTTTTTCAAAAAACCATCCACAACCCTCCAACCCTCCACCTTTTGTATATGTGCTTAAAATAGCGAAATAAAGTGTTATACAGCATACATACATCATTACTATACTACTATAATACTTAATAATAACTTAATAATAATAATAAT